TATCCAAAATACAAACCAATATTTGTGGCTCCTATATTTGTCCCCTGAATGCCACCAATCGCAGGGCTACTGTTATCTGATGGGATTGATCTAATTCCACCCGCTTTATTGACCTTAAACAAACTCCCCCCAGCAAACGTCCCCAGATCAATCAGGTTGGAGGCAGGGCCGGAATTGTTGTTCGTGACTCTTCCGTAGATCAGCGAGGGGTTGCCGGTCGTGTTCCAAGTAGTCGCCAGATCAACCAGACTCGTCGCCTGCGTCCCGGTCAGCGATTGGCCGGTCAGGGTTTGCGCCAGGAACGTCGGCGCGTCCGTTTGGCCTAGGCCGATGGCGGTGCGGAGTGTTGGCGCGTCAGCGGTCGATAGCAGCGCCCGCCCATAGGCTGTCGTCGTCAGCGCAGCGATCGCTGTCAGGTCAGAGTCCAGTGGTTGATACCCCGCCGCCACCGCAGCAGTCGTCGCATAGGCAGCCAGGTTTTGGTCGCCGGTATTGCTCCCGGATAAAGTCGTGATCCCCAGCTTGCTCTTGATGCTTGCCAGTGTTTCATCGCCAGTATTCACCCCGGTATTCGCCGTGTAAACCTCCGTGAAGTTATCATTCACCTTCCCGAATGCCGTGCGGATAGGATCGCCCGTGCCGTCGTTGGCAGCAGCGCCGATGTTGATTGTTTGCTTTGCCATAGGTTTAGGTGTGGTCAGCGGTCTGCAGCGTCATGTCGGCGGTAAAGTCAGTCGTATCAGCAGTGAAGGCGTAGCCCGTCGCGTTGATCGCGTTATCCGTGAAGACTGCCGAAATGATCACCTCGGCCGGCCGGGATGGTGGCAGTGGCAGAGCGCTGGTGATGTCGTAAATAAACCCACCCCAGCTAATCCGGTCCCGTGGATTCAGGTCATCCAGCGCTGATTGATAGCGCACCGAAAAAACCTGCTCCGCACTCGCATCCCTTGCCGACCCATTAGTCGACTCCTTGCCGCTCATCGTTTGCGCGTGCGCCCAGACAGTCGCTAGCGTAGCCCAGGTCTGAGTGACAGAGCCCTGGGCATCCACCGACTCCGTGGCCCGCTGGATCGTTATTCTGGCATCTCTGCGTCCGATAGGGGTCATTTTACCGCCCCCTCCCAAGGCACCCGGAAAGAATCGATCAGCCAATCCAGTGATTTCGGAATCTCCGTCACCGTCGCTCCAGAGATCACCGTCTCCCGCCGCTCAAAAAGATGGGCCGTGTAAAGCAGGATAGCATGGCGCAGTGGCCCCGGAACATCCGTGGCCAGCGATCCATACCCGCTCCAATAACTCGCCCGCCAGACAGCATCCTGCGGGCTTCTCGCCACATCCACATCACTTGGCTGCTCCGTGATCCACAGCAGCGCCGGTTCTCTCGCCGCTTGCCGGATGTTGTCAGCCCACGCCGTCCATGTCCCTGCCGCGTTCCGGTATTCCAGCAGAAAAGTCTCTGCCGCCATCAGCCTGGCGCGGGGCAGTTCCACCGGCAGGTTTGAGCTAGTGTCGCCCGTGATATAGGCGATCCACTTCTGCCGGACAAAAGCCCTCCGGCATTCATTTTCGATCCGATCCCGTGCCGCCGTGATGCAAAGCGCAATCAGCGAATCCTCATCGCTGCCATCCACCCGCAAGTGCTCCTTCGCTTGGGCCAAGGTAATCGGCTCAATCGCAGGTGCAGTCACCAACTGGGAGATGGCAGCAGAAGGAATCATTTTTTCGTAGGCTTGGCTGCTTTGGCAGACTCTTCGATTGGCGCGGCGTAATCCTCAGGAACCACCCGACCGCGGTTTGCCAGCATCAGCTCCACGGCTACGTCATCGGCCACGGTCACCACAGTGCCCTCGGCGATATGCTGACCACCAATCAGGCAGTCAGAGTTGATCAGGAATTTCATAACAAAGAAAGAGAAGCGCCGGGGCGGCGACGTATCCCCGCCCCGGCTTTATCATATGGCACCAACAAAATCAGGCAGTCAGCGCATCGAGCATCGCGGCGAAGGAGCCAGCCCGGAGCACCGCGTTATCACCAAAGGCGGCCGCAGTGATGCGGACCAGTCCGGTGGTGTCGAGGCTGTAGGGATTGACCTGAACGTCAAGGCCACCCCACTGAGCGATAACCAAGTCAGCAAAGTTGCCGAAGATGATCGCAGAGCAAACCCCGGAGGAGCTGCCCTTGGTCAGGGTGGAAGAGACACAGTTGGAGACCCCGGTCACGTAGCCGTTGAGCGGGAGTTCAGGAGTGGTGCGGCTCCAGATTTTCTCGGCATTGGTGCTGGCCTCGATGCTGATCTTCTTCAGGGAGCCGCGCACCTTGGAGTTGGTCAGGTAAGCCAGGTTTCCGGTAGCCGCATCAGCGTTGGCCAGTGCGGTTTCGAGGTCCACGATGTTCGCCCAGGTTGGAGCCAGACCATTGGTGCCACCAGCCACAGAGCCGATGCCGGCCGTGGCCACGATCCCGGTAGGCTGACTGCCAGAGCCAGTGCCGTGGATGACAGCCTTTTCCCAGATGATGGCGATCTCCTGCAGCAGGTTATTGCGAACCCATGCCTCAATGCTCGGATCGGTCTGGAGGAGCAGTTGCTTGGAAAGCTCCACATGGGCAGGGATGCGCTTAGGCGAGAGGGTGATCAGGCTGCTGGTTGGGGTGATCTCGGTGGATGCACCATTCTCAGCGGCAAACGCTGGCTTGGTGCTATCCCGTCCCATTTTCGGGAAGGGAATATTGCCCTGTAAGCCGCTAAGGAACTGAGCGCCCAAGGTGCGGGTGACCATGTTCTCGTAAAACGGATCGACGATCCCGCGCAAAGGCTCACGAGTCAGGGTTTCCAGACCAGTGCCAGTGCCGCCAGCGGTCAGGTCGTTACGGAAACGATTGGCGAACATGGTGGCAAGCACGGCGCGGGGAACATGGCTCCCTTGGCTGGCCAGCTGCACTGCGTCCTTGGCACCCTGCTGCACCATCTCAGCCTCAGCACCGGAGAGCTTGCCGCCAGCCAGCTGACCCACGATCAAGCGGCGGAAGGAAAAGCGCTCCGCGTCAGAGGCATCTTGATTGGAAAGGCCAGAGGCATCAAGGATCACCTTGCGCTTCTCGCTGTCAGGCACGCTATCAAGGTAGGCACCAAGCTGGCTCTGGGTCTCAAGGGCTTTGGCGGTAGCCTTGAGGCCATCCACCATCCCATGGTATTCTTTGACCTTGGCCAGGTCAGACTCGCTCAGGCCATCTTTGGCTCCGGCCAGGATTTTGTCGGCATCAGCGGCCACGGCCTTGATCTTGGCATGGACGGCATCCAGCGGGCTGGCATCCATGGTCAGGAAGGTGAGGGAGAATGCCAAGACTGGCAGGACGATCAACGGTTTTTTATTCATGTTATTAGGTGTTTGTTGTTATCAGTTTGCGGCGTGTGCGGTGACTGTCGGACGGCCCATCTGAGCCACCAGCAGCCGGGCGGCTGCCAGACGCGCCACGGATTGGTTGTCTGGGGTCTCCGGGTCTTTCGGCTCCGGCTTCCCCTTCAAAGTTTCAGATTCGTCAGCGAATCCACGTTCCACGGATTCCGCTGCGGTCATGTAAGTCTCAGCATCCAGCCATCCCTTCAGGTCTTCCGGCGTCTGCCTGGTCCTGGCCTCGTAAGTATCTACGATGAGCTTGTCGATGCTGTCGAGAGTCGCAGCGGTGCTCAGGTGGTCAGCGGCATTCCCCATCGTAATGGTCGAGGCCCGATGAATCATCATCATCGCATTGCCGCCGATCACGATCTCATCTCCAGCCATCGCAATCACCGAAGCAATCGATGCCGCCAGTGCATCAATCCTGACCGTGATCTTGCGGCCATCCTGCTCCCGCTGCCATGCCACCAAAGCGTTGTAGATGCCGACGCCTTCAAAGACATCACCGCCCGGAGAGTTGATCCGCACCGTGATCGCAGAATTGCTCGGCTCCAATCCAGCCAGCCAGTCGGTTACGGATTGATGAGTGATCCCGCCGCCGGTAAAGTAGTCAGCGCCGATCCGGTCATAAATCAGAAGCTCATGGGAAAGGGCCTGCGGTTTCTGAATCTTGGCAGCATTTTCCCACACCGTCTTCAGCCGCGCCGGGCCTTCGGTGCGGGTGCTGTCAGTCAGATTAGTGATCTCGTTGCGCTTCTGTTTCATACTGCCGTTTCCATTCTTGCCGGTGCGGCGGCGGTTGCTAAGATGTCTGCCATGTTGAGCTGGCGAACGTGCGTGTCGCCGCCCTCGATCGGGTCGAGGTCTTCATAGCCCCGCACCTCATTGATGCTGTAGATGCCGTTTTGCAGGCCCGTGCTGTAGGCAGAGAATCTGGCAGCAGCATCGCCGCGCAGCAGGCCGTTGAGATTGTGTTTCCAGTAGTGGTTATCCAGCTCCCCCGGCAGTAGTAGAGCACCCGCGAAAGCCTCCTCCCACCGCTTGCACCAAGGCAGGAACAAGTCCTGCACCGCCTGAATCTGCTGCTGCTCGATGTTGCTAAAGGTCGCGTTATCCAGAATGCCGACCTTGTGCGGAGGCACCCCGAACACTTGGCAGATTTGCTGATGCGTCCGCTTGGCGATCTCATCGAACTGGCTGCTATCATTTGCCGTCCGCGTCATCTCCATCTTACCGCCACCTTCCAAGACCATCGTGCGGAAAAAGTTATCCACCCCCTGATAAGCAGAGTTAAGCTGATCCTTCAGTGCATTCCGCTGCTGCTCCGTCAGGTTGACGCCAGGGGCGGCGGTATAGACCATCCCCGGCCGCGATCCGTTGGAGAAAAACCGGCTGGCATTCTCCTCCAGCGCCTGCGCCAATCCAATCAGATTGGCAGAAAGACTGATCGGCCCCTGACCCTTCAATCCATCCGGCGACATCCCGCGTAGGTGCAGCATCTTATCAAAGCCAATCACCTTGCTGCCGCTATCACTGGTGACGGTGTAGCGCGGGAAATTCCCCACCATATCCATCGACACATTCCTCGTCCGCAGCGGGTAAATCTCCGCGATCCGGCCCGACCGATCGAAGACCAGCTGGGCATAAGCGTTATGATGCAGCGCCTGATTGAAGGCCAGCGCATACCGCACATCACTGCTCACCATGATCGGGTTCGGCCGCGTCCGCATCACCCGCCGGGCAGGATGCCCCACGGCCGGCGTCCGGCTGTCCCCATTCTGCACATACAGTTCCAGCGGCAGCGTGCTGACGATCTGGGCTATGTAGTGGACGCAGGCATAGACCGTCGAGACCCCCAGCGCCGTCAGCTCATTCACCTTCGCCCCCAGCGGCCCCGTGCTGCCCATCAGAGCCGCCAGAAATTCACTCCCCGGATTCGTCAGCGGGCTTTCATTCCGCATCGGCGCAAAGCGGGGGCGTATCCCAGTCTGGGAAACGCCTGCCTCACGCAGAGTCATGAATGTTCGGTCGCTCATTGATTCAGTTTCTGGTCGATCCGGTCGAGTATTTTCAAAATGTTAGCCAGCTTCTCGTTGTTGGCGCTCTCCCTCAGCTCCAGCTCCCGGATGCGCGGCTGCACTGCCGCAGTCGTCCGGGTGTTTTCGTTGACGGCGATCTGGATCGCCGCCACCCACACCCCCATGGCAAAGGCCCCTGCCAAAAGCGCCCAGCCCAGCTTCACCACGATGTCTAGGCTTTTGAGCCGATTGGATAGGTCGGTCGTTTGTTGACTGCTCATGGTAGGGGTTGCGGTCATGGCGGCAGCAGTCGGATGAATTTCCGGGACTCTTTGAAGCTGCGGTTCTTATCCCACACTCCGTCCCCCTCACGGCCACCACCGGCCCCAGTGTTTCCCTCGATACTTTTAATAACTCCTCTAGCATCATCAGCGACAAGGCCCGTATGGCTCATGTCAAAAGTCACGATGTCCCCCGTCCGCAGCGATGGAATATCATCAGCGAACAAAACCTGCAGCCCACGTTTTTTCGCCCAGTCTTCCAGGCCAAACGCCGCCGCCGTCTTCGGTCTCCATTTCTCAAATCCGGCCGGCGTCAGCTTCAGTGCTGCCAACACCTCCTTGTCCTGACCCCATTGCTGGATGCACCAGCAGACAAAAGCCGCACACCATGGCCACCCAGTCGGTTGGTCCTTAGCCAGATCACAAGCCGCCTGATATTCCCTCACCCTCTTCCCGCTATTCCGCCCCACTTCACGCACCCCCACCTCGCGGCGGGCGATCTCGATCAGCTTCTGGCGGACGGGGAGAGTGCTCATGATTTGCGAACCCAGGCCAGCAAAAGGTGAATGATAGTATCGACCATCCAGCCCGCCTTCCCGGTCAGGTAGGACAAAGCCGCCACGCGCACGAACTGGAATTTCTCCGGTCCCTTTTCAAAGCGGTTATCCGCCGACTTGATCGCCGACACGATCAGGTTGATCACATCCTTGTTATTATCCGCCAACCAAGTGGCAAGGTATTTCAGCAGATAGGTTTTCATGGATTAAAGCGCAGGCTTTTCAGGAGTTGCAGGGCGGTATCTTCTTCAGCAGCTTGTCGTTCCAGCTCCGTCTCAGTGCGGGGGATCAGCGGAGTGTATTGGAGCGGTTCAGGTTGGATCGGTCTGGCCGGGGTTTGGATTGGATAGGCTTTGATGATTTGCGCTGCTTCCCGATGTCCCGCGCAGCTAGTCAGACTCACCGAAAAGATTAACGCTGCCCTTAGTAACCATCCGCAGCCCGACCTGCAGAATCCCTGCAGCCATGAGAACCAAGTCCGCATGAGCCGCGATCCACGGCGCGAGACCGGGAGCAAAGGAACCAACCGCACCGGCCACGGTAACCAAGACCCCAGCGAAAGCGGTCTTGGATTTGAAGATGGATTTTGAGCTGCTGATTTCATTCATGACAGGAAAGTTCATGGGGTCACCGGCACAGCCTCTTCGACGGGGTTAAGAATCTTCAGCTTCTCCACATCTGCGGCGGATGTGGTAGCGGCCCGGCTCGTCTCCTCCTTGGCCAGAATGCGGGTCGTGCTTTCCGAAGTGCGGAACATCGAAGTAGCCGCCTCCGTCACCGCCTTCACCCCATAGTAATTTGCAATCTTCCCAGGGATCACCGTCTCATCCTTGCCAGTGTCCGAATAACTAAGCGTCCCCAGCGGCCCGGAATAACTGGCAGTCTCCCCGGCAGACTTCGTAAAGATCGATCCACCCAGAGAAACCACCGAATCGCCAGAGCTGATCAGAGGCCGCACCGTGCAAGCTGCACACGCCAGCGCCGTGAAGGCGGATAGGGCGGCGATTGCTCGGAGCATGGCGGACCTATCGCTTGTTGTGATCCTTCCCACAAGACTGGATTTCTGTCGGATCAGAAATAAAGGAACATTCGGAACATTAGGCACACTAAGAACTTGCGGCACATTTGGAACCCCATACTTTTCACCTATGGCAAAACTCAGCACCTCCCAAGCTGCCAAGAAACTCAACATCAGCCGCCAGCACGTCGTCCGGCTATGCAAGGCCGGGGTGCTCGCCGGCTCCCGGCTCCACGATAAAAGCTGGTGGCAAGTCGAGCTGCCCAAAAAGGAGGCCGACCCATGAGACTGCTCAACGCCCTGATCAACCTCGGCCTCCAGAGCATCGCCGCCAT